GAGCACGCACATGGCAGGAGAATGGAGTAACCAATCTATGCTTGATATTTATATCATCGGATCACGCCTTCGCTTACCCTGTTATTAGATCTCTCCTTGAATAAACAAGTAAAAATCAAACCTTTTCAATATTATATGCGAAGAACGACCTTAAGCATATTTTATTTGGTACTGAAGTCCTCGTTTGACTATAAAAGAACGCGTTGTAAATTCGACGTTAAATTTACAAAACGGAACCATGCTATTGTGGTATATCAATACGCCTGTCCCGGACAGTAAACCTATAAGATTCAACACCTTATGGGGTCGGGTTAATTTAGCAACGAACTGAGAACCTCATTTCTGTGAGGAACGGTTTACCAAGGCTAGAACCCTTGGCGGGTGAATTGTATTTATATAAGTGTAAAGTTCAATCTGGTAACCCCAGCCTTATATTATACAACCACCCGTAGAAGTTTCATGTAACGTTAATGTATAAGCTCAATCCTGTGCGATAGTTAGCAAACTACATTAATCCACTATATGAAGCGGAAAATACCATCTCTTGTTCACGCGTAATTAATACAAATGGCTAGTGTTAACGAAACTACAACAACTCCCCCCCTTTCCCCCCCAACTGAGTTCACCCACTCCGTGAACTCTAAGTTGAACATTCGTGTTCAACGCAGAGCTGACAGAGCGGTCAGGAAGGAGAAAAAGGAAGAGAAGAAGTTAGCTTTTGAAGCTTTTCACGCAAATAATTGGGTGAAAGCTACAAAAGGTGGCTTCTATCTGACGAATGGACCGAGCGTGCAGGAGGAATCCGGCTTCGACGGTCCTGAAGTCGAAGAGGCACCTGGAGTGGTGCGACCTGTCTCTTTTCGTAGGAAAAGAGTCAGGTCCACCATTACAGAGAAGTGGCATCCGACGAGCCATTGGGGTCCGAGTGATGTGGCCTATAAGGCCATTGACATTCCCAGGACCTATAGAGACATGCCCTACATCGGTAGGATATGTCCCTATCATAGGAAACCAACCCTTTCGGAATTCCACGAGACTCTTGTTCAAGTTGAATTAGATCTTTTGGAATCTGAAGGGGCTGTTTACCTGTGCCACTTCCGCACCATGGCTAGTCTCGCTGAATACGTATTAGAAAGTAG